CTGTGGTAACAGAACCTACACGGAAGAACAGGGAAAGAATGTTACCGTGGAAAGATTGATGCCAACTCCTTACAAGATGACGTGTAAGTTGGATATCTGGACTTCCAACACGGATCAAAAATTACAACTGCTAGAACAGATAATGGTATTATTCAATCCAGCATTTGAAATACAAACCAACGACAACTATGTTGACTGGACTAGCCTAAGTGTTGTAAGGCTTACGGGAATGAATTTTAGTTCTCGAAGCATACCAGCAGGAACCGATTCGGATATTGATATCTGTTCCGTAGATTTTGAAATTCCGGTTTGGATATCTCCACCGGCAAAGGTTAAGAAACTAGGTGTAATTAGGAGCATCATAGCAAACATATTCACTGAAGAAGGGGACGTTAAGAATTTATCCAGCCTAGTTTACAATCAGTCGATTTCAAATGTTGCTTTTGTTAATCCAAGATATCCCGTGTTGCTGTTCAAGGCAAACAACGGTAACCCTAATGATTATGAACTAACAATAGTGGATCAGAATGCTGCCATACAGAGCCTTGGACTTGACAAGAAAGAATTTACTGATGATAGGAAACTGGACTGGAATGCGGTACTTGCCGCTCTTGGCAGTTTTACGGAAGGACTCAGCACCATACACTTCCAGCAACCAAATGGTGAAGAAATTACGGGCACGTTTGCAATCAATCCTGTTGACAACTTCATACTGTTGGTTAGTATTGACAAGGATTCACCCGGATGGACGGAAAACACTCTTGTTATAAGTCCACAGTATCCTACGGGCAAGGGAACATTTGATGCAATTATTGATCCAACAACATACAATCCCATCGCCAGACTAAATGGTATTAACAACATTCCAACAGGACATCGATTCCTCATACTTGAAGACGTAGCGGATAACGCTGCTGGATGGAAGAACAAGGATGGAACAAACACACAGGTTAAGGCAAATAGCGTGATTGAATGGAATGGAAGCAGTTGGGCAGTCATATTTGATCCTGCTACCGTTGAGGATTTTACCTATCTATCAAACATTACCACTGGAATACAGTACAAGTGGGACGGCATACAGTGGCTCAAATCATTTGAGGGAGAATACGCACCAGGTTACTGGAGACTTGATCCGGAAGGTGCATAAGTATTCGTATGCAAAAACGAGTAGGACTATTATATCTATCACTTGATTCACGAAGAATTTTACTAATTCTTGAAAACGAAAAATGGACCGTTCCTACATTTGCGTTACAGAAGTCGGTAATTGAGGATAGTGTTGATTTACAACAAAAATTCGCCAAGGGTAAAATACTTCCGATTGAACTGTATCTATCAAAAGATAAAGGATTTGAATATGGCACCTATATCTGTTTGGTAAACAATGAATTTATTACAAAGACTGTTCCAACATTTTGTTGGTGCGATTTGAACTATCTACCCAAGAATGTTCATACTGGATTAAGAAGCACATTAAATAATAGTCTTATTAGAACAAAAATAGAAACTGTATTGGAGTTAGAAGATGCTATCACTATATAAATCAGAACAATTTCAAAATGATCTTGCTAGATACAAGAATGAAATTGAAAAAATTGATGATTCGGATATCAAAAATAATTGCAATAATTTTCTAAATAAATTAATTCTACTCGTTAAGACTTTCGATAAGGATCATGAACAAATGGTTTTTTCAAGAGAAATACGTGACAATCAATCCGGTAGACAGGATATTCTAGATGTTAGAAAAGCTCTTGAAAGAAAGATTGAAGAATACAAAAAGATACAAAAAATTAAATCGAAACAAAATTCTTAACGGTGATATTTCCGACCATCGAACCATGCAGTGAACACTGATATCTAAATGAACCTGATTGGTTTGAAGGTATCTTCCAATATAAAACACCTTCAGATTTTCCTTGGGCACTTGCACCAGTGGACACTATTCCACTATTTGATACATGCACCAATCCATCATTAAAGTTCTGTGCAGCAAAATCCTGTATTAGGAATGGATGCGTAGCAGTCAGAGTACCTAGGTTAAACGCAATTGTAGTTCCGTTAATTGCATATATTGTAGGATTATCTGTGTTACCATATTGATCAAATCTATAAGAAGAGCTACCGTTATTGGTTACATCTAACATGGTAATTGCTGGTAGGTATACTTTATCAACGGTAAGTGCTGCTGTATTTACATCAGTCAATCCACTAAAATTAGTAGTTTCGCCCGGTCCAGTAAATGTAATAGTGTCAGTGGAATCATTAGTAGTAATGGTAATGCCGTTTGAACCAACTAGCGTAACTGTGTCAGTGGTAGTATCTGCTGCAACAGTGTTTTGGCCACCCACTGCAATATTGCTAAAAGCATTCTGGTTGGCTTCACCGCTGCCGCCTGCTGCTGTGGCATTAATTGTTAATGAATCAGTACTGGAATCTGTTGTTATTGTAATATTAGTACCGGCAACAACATTTAGAGTGTCTGTTGTTGATTCAGCAACAATGTTGTCCTGTCCTGACACCGCTACAGTGCTAAATCCGTTAGGAATGGTAGGAATAACTACACTGGAAGATGCAGTAACTATGTTCCAAGAAGTGCCATCATACTGCCAGGTAGTGCTGCCTTCTGTAAAAGTATCGTCTGTGTTTGGACTGTCCGGAAAGTTTATTGCCATAATTTTATCCTATCAACTGTATTTAGTATTTTTTGATCCTTATATTTGCTGCATTTTTAATGCTTAATCTTGAAACAATTTTTCTTTTACCTGTCTTAAATCTAGCATCAAAAACTCCTTGGTACAAGACTCTAGCGGCACTTCCTTCTAGGCTTCTATAATCAGTCCAGTTCGCATCATTTGGTGTTGTAGATTCCACACCGTAATAAAAATCTGTTGGGTCTTGTTCAGACAGTGCAATTACCCAATCTTTTAGATCTTTCCAAGTCCAATCTCTATTGTGTTCCAAAACGGTTGTTAAGAATCCTGCTGCAACAGGACACGCTGCACTTGTTCCGCTAAAAGTACAATCATTTGCCACACCGCCATTGTACGTAAATCCGTCGTATGTATCGGGCCTATTTCCAACGCTGGTATAACTTTTATTTGCTGCCAACGTTCCGTCTGCCGCCGCATAGACATCTATTTGATTTCCTCTATCGCTATAACCTACCTTAGTTTCAAGAGATCCATTAAAGTTATCATCCAATGCACCTATATTAATTGTTTTATAATCTATGCTACCGTCATCCTTGGTATACATTCCTCCCTGTTGTGGGAATCCTGTCCTATTTGTGGTTCCAGAAACGGCAACACCAAATTCAAAAAGTTCTGAATCTTCCAAAGTTCCGCCATTGGTTATTGTAATATAATTATCAAAGTCAGGGTGTCCGGATTTTACAACCTTTTGATTACTATTACCAGCAGCAACAACAAATATAACACCTTCATCAATCATTTCGTCAAGTGCCGTTGTTAGTGAATTGGTTTTCATCTCACTTTTCCAACGTCCACCGTCACCTTGTGTGCCCATATGGCTTAACCATGCAATACCAGTTTCAGTTGTATATGATACATTGGTAGTTGCACGATGATTATAATATAAGGTTGATGCATTATTAACATTAGCATTAAATGCGCTAGGTGACTTGTCTGAACGATACCCCCAACTGTTAGAACTCAGTGTTGGATCTTTTGCACCATATTCTGGATTGATAGGTTTCATTCTATGGAATAATTTTTGCAGGTCAAATCCTGGTTCGATACCAATGCCCAAAGATCCATATAGATCAATGGTCCATTTATTAGCATTATAGGCCCATCCTTGTGTTCTACCAAACGATAGCGCACCGCACGGCGTACCGTGTTGTCCCTGTGTGCTGGCTGGTTGAACGGTATTATCTCCGTTGCAGTTTGATCTCGTGTAGTTTGAAGTTACTGTTACTGTTCCTTCATTGGCAAATTTAGCACTACGTTGTGAAGCATTGCCCCACCAATCACGTGCTACACTTTCTACAGGAACTATTGTGCCGTCCCAACGTGTTGTAAGCCTATCGGTAACGGTGACATTATATCCTGATGCACCTGCAACTGTTGGATCACCTGTGTCTCCGTCTTGGAATATATTTCTAATAGTAGCAAGTGTTGGTTTACTAATTACCGGAGCAATATACGAATTGTGTAGTGCATAACCTAGAGGGTTATTAGATTGTATGCCTGCTGGTGTACGCATACTATCGCTCCATTCAGGACTAAGGCTTCCGCCTTCCCATAGACTTGAATAATCAAACATACAAAAGTTTAGTAGATACAAATATTCTTTTGCAGCCACTTCGAATGCATCTCCATCAGTTTTAAAAGCATTTCCACCATATCCTGATGGATCCCAGAATCCGCCGTCGTATGCTTCTACCATTGCATTATACAATGGACCAGTGTTCCAATCTGAACTTAAAAAAGGATACAACTTTAATGTTTGTGCATCTAAGCCATGCATATGTATTGTGTGAAATACGTGTTCAATAACTTCTTGTGCATCTTGATCGCCATCGCCTGGTGCTCCACCTGTTGAGTTTAGATACCACACCATATCGTTTTGAACAGTAGCGTCAAACAAGTCTGTTAGGTTCCAAAATATAATGCCAGCATCTGTTAAAAAGTTTGTGCTATAGTCTGCACCAGCACCTCTTGCTACTCTTTGTATTGTTGGTTTGCCTGCATGATATGTTCCTGTGTCACCGCTTAAATTTTGTATTAATGCTCGTTGTGCTGTTTCGTTTATACCTGTGCCTGTTGGATCTGTAAACAGTTCAAACATACGTGCTACTTTTTCAACAAATGCGTCTGGTACTGCTGTTTGTCCTCCAACTCCACCTGCAGCCATAATTCTTACACCATTAACAGTAACTTCACGTTTGAAAAAATCACTGCCATCGCCGACTACATCGATAATTGCGCCATTGTTGTATTCTGGATCAGTACTAGCGTTGAACCATTCTGGATCTATATAGTACGGACTGTCTAGCACTAAATCAAGCACATCACAAGTTCCGTTACCTGGTAATTTATTACCGCCCACGTATCCTCTAGGATGTTCAACAGGTGTTGTTCCGTCACTCACTTGTACACAATTATTCTGGAATTCGGGATGTCCTATCCACATTCCTTCGTCTGCTACAATTAGATCAACATTTCTTCCAGTACCGTATTGAGAGATATTTTGTTCAGGAACGGCAGTATCTGCAAGTGCTCCGTCTACCCAAGGATCTAAATACTGTTGATGTCTGTACAACTGATACCCTGTTCTATTAACATCATTAGTGCTTAAACCACTCACTATTCTATAATTTTTTACCGTTCCAGTATAACGCTGTACTAGATCGGGTCTAACTGCCTGTAATTCATCTTGGGGTGGTTTGTATTCTTCGTATTTAGAATAATCGATATTAATAAATTTTACTCTAGGATCATTCTTTAATTCTAATGCTTCATCATCAGTTAATAAATAGGATCCTCTTGTGGGACTGTGTAATTTGTCGTCATTAACTGAAACCGATCTTGTAGGCACTGCTTCATAGATATTGCCGTCGGCAATTAATTCTGCATGTAGTTCTTGCCATTGCTGTTCTGTATGTGTACCTAATTGGTAATATTTTTCTTCAGCCATGTGTCACCTTAAATTAAGTTAGCCCAAGCACCGTTTTCATAACCTTGAAACTTGTTATCTGTAGTATTATATATTACATCACCATTTTGTGCAGAAAGGAGATCTCTTTCGGTTGTTGTAAATGATGCCATTTTTATTGGGCTTTGAGTAACTATTACTCTAGTTCCTGCTGTCAAATAAATTTCATTATCAGAAAATACTTCAGGTATACCTGAACCTTCACTTTGTATTGCTCCGGAAATAACCAAATCATTATTAACAAACAGTCCATTTTCCACTGTCAAATCACTGCTCATTGTAACAGCAGGAGTGAATACAATACCACTACTATCTGCAGAGTCAATAGTTGTTCCTGAAAACTCGATACTACCGGTTGAACCACTACCCGAAATTGTAATATTGCCTGATCCTAGTATATCAGTGCCGTTAATAGTTTTAATATTTGTGCCACTTACTAGTAATGCTTGTGCATCTGTTATTCCATATCCTGCAAGTGTAGTCGGTGTTACTCCCAAATCAGCAAAATCCACTACTGCATCTGTAATTCCAAATCCTGCAATAGTTGTAGGTTTATCTAAAAGATCATTCCATGATGCAGCTCCGCTTGCATCTTCAAATGTAAATCCGCCTGCACCATCTGTAGTAAGCACTTGTCCTACTGTGCCATCGCTTATTCCTAAATCTGTTAGTGTAGCTGGTACAGGATAAGCTGGTTGTACCCACTGATTGCTGTCTTCATCTTCTACATAAATGTATAATTTTCCTGTGTCTATATTAAACCATATAGCACCGTTTGTAGGACTGGCTGGCGCTGTATCTGATACGCTTACACTAGCCCCACCGCCTGATCCACTGCCTGTTCCTGGAGATGCTGTTGTAATACTGTTACCCATATTAGTGTGTTGACTACACCAATAATATAGTGTGCTTGCTGTTGCACTAGTGACTGTAATTTGTACACTTCTTTGGGCAGATCTAGTAAATCTGTCATAGTATGTTTGTCTATCAACTGCGTCACCATCTAATTTGTAAACTACTCCTAGTGAATATAATGTTCCACCACCTAATAAACCATTAAGATTATCTGCACTAAAATTTAGAGGATGAATATTTGCATCTCCGCCTTCTGGGTTAGGGAAATATTCATTAGTTTGATCGTTTTGATTAAAAATATAAGTGTAACCAATTACAAAATTCAGTTGTGGTTTGTATTCACCGTTAATAAAATACTTATTTCCTGCCTCAATGCCGTCTGGATCTGTTCCAACAGTTACAGTATATTCTACTATAGCCACACCGCTGTCTATAAGATTGTTTTGTAGGTTTTGATTTGTTAGAACGGTATAACCACCCTGAAAGTCTCCGTCATAAAGTCTCAGCGAATTGCTGTCTCTATCAAAAAAGACCTCTCCGCTGTTACCAAAATTTCTATCCAAGAAATCATCTGTTCTTGGTATAATTCTAATTCTATCTACTATAGGTGCTGATGATGACATTTTTTATCCTCTACAACATATTTATCGTTTAAGTAACATGATAATAATCAGTTGACAAAACGTCCGTACTGTAGTATCATAAATATATAACTACGCATATAATGAATGGTATAGAATGACAAGATTAGACGGTAAAGTTAATAAGGGATGGGGATACGAACTGATCTGGGCAACCAACGACAAATACTGTGGCAAAATTATGGTTTTTGAAAAAGCAGGTGCTAAATTTAGCATGCATTTTCACAGAGAAAAAGACGAGACTTGGTATGTAAATTCAGGACAGTTTCTTCTGCGTTGGATAGATACTAAAACTGCAACAGTGCATGAACAAATCTTAAACAAAGGTGATTCGTGGCACAATCCTCCCCTACAACCTCACCAATTAGAAGCTCTAGAATCAATGAGTGAAATATTTGAAGTAAGTACAGCTGATAGTGTCGAAGACAATTATAGAATACTTCCTGGAAACAGTCAGGAAAAATAATGAAAAAAATTGTAGTAAACGGTGCTTTTGATATCCTACATAGAGGTCATTTAGAACTTTTAAATTATGCAAAAAGTTTAGGTGATTATTTGCTGGTTTGTACCGATACCGACTCTAGAATTTCTCAACTTAAAGGTCCAACTCGACCTATTAATTCTCAAAACGATAGAAAATTTTTACTTGAAAGCCTCAAATCAGTAGACGAAGTTGTACTTTTTGATTCAGCAGATGAATTAGAAAATATATTAATTAAATATCAACCAGATGTAATGGTAAAAGGCAGCGAGTACAAAGACAAAAGTATAGTAGGAAGTCAATTTTGCAAACTAATAAAGTTTTATGAGACAGTAAATGGATATTCAACAACACAAAAAATACAAGATATTATTAATAGGAGATAGTTGTATAGATGAATACCATTATGGTAGTTCTGATAGACTAAGTCCTGAAGCACCTGTGCCGGTTTTAAATTATAAACACACAGTTACTAAACCAGGCATGGCGGCTAATGTCAAAGAAAATCTTCTAGCATTCAACTGTGATATAAATTTTATTACTAATCAAGAGAAGATTGTTAAATCTAGATATATTGATTATAGATCTGGTCAACACCTATTACGAGTAGACAAGGAAGATAAAGTTAATCCTTTTGATGTTGCAAGTTTACATAATTTAGATTATGATGCTGTAGTTATAAGTGATTATGACAAGGGATTTGTTACTGAAGAGTTAATTGTAGAAATTAGGAAAAAATATATTGGTCCTATTTTTGTTGATACAAAAAAAATATACCTTGATAAATTTGAAGGATGTTTTGTTAAAATCAATACTTTAGAGTTTAATAGAGCAAAAACATACTGTAATGATTTGATAGTTACTAGAGGAAAAAATGGAGCTGTGTATAAGCAAAAAGAATTTCCTGCACCAATAGTAGAAGTACATGACGTATGTGGTGCCGGCGATACATTTTTATCTGTTTTAGCTTATGCTTATCTACACTATAATGATATAGAACAAGCAATTTATACAGCCAATAATGCTGCTGCGATATCTGTTCAACATAGTGGAGTTTATGTTCTTGATAAAAAGGATATAGATCAAATATGAAAATTTTAATTACAGGTTTTAAAGGATTTATAGGACAAAATTTAGCGTTTTATCTACAAAAAGATCATGAAGTATTAGGTTATGAATGGGATGAAGAAAATTTACCAAATGTAGAAGGTTTTGATTGGGTTATTCATCTCGGTGCTATTTCTAGTACCACTGAAAATGATGTGGATAAAATTATTTTACAGAACTATGAGTTCTCAAAATGGCTTTTTAATCAATGTAATGCTAAAAATGTTAATTTTCAGTATGCATCAAGTGCAAGTGTGTATGGTCCTTATGAAAATTTTAAAGAAGATGATCCCAAACAGCCACAGAGTCCGTATGCGTGGAGCAAATATCTCTTTGATAGATGGATTTGGCGGTTACCTAATCGCAACATAACGGTGCAAGGTTTAAGATATTTTAATGTATATGGTCCTTTAGAAGATCACAAAGGCGACCAAGCAAGTCCTATAACAAAATTTACTAAACAGGCCAGAGAAAGTGGAAAAATTTCCATATTTGATGGTAGTGATCAGTATCTTAGAGATTTTGTCTATGTAGGTGATGTTTGTGAAGTACACAAGCAGTTGTTGTCCAGTGACATTTCAAACTTATACAATGTTGGTACAGGCACAGCTATAAGTTTTCAAGAAGTAGCTGAAATTATTGCAGAAAAAGAAAACGCATCTATTGAATATATAAAAATGCCCGAAAATTTGCAAAACCAATACCAAGAATACACTTGTGCAAATATTGATAGATTAAATTCAGTTGTTAAGGTTAAATTTCATACAGTGTCGGACTATGTAAATGGAAAAATTTAAAAAATTACAATTTGATCCACATTACATATGGCGTGTAAATGATTTAGATGTTTATTACACCAACGAAACCAACGGTGGTGGTGATTTCTTTGCCAAAGAGTATGTTGACATTGTAAATGACTGGTATGGACCAGTAGAAAATGCTTTAGAATGGTGTAGTGGACCGGGATTCATTGGGTTTGCGTTGCTGGCTAGTAAATTATGTTCTAATATATCATTCAATGACATGTACCAACCTGCAATAGATATGTTAGAAACAACCAAAGTAAATAGTGTGTATAAAAAACACATAAACATATTCCATGGTAATACACTAAACAGTTTATCGTCAGACAATTTATTTGATTTAGTGGTTGGAAATCCGCCACACTGGTGTGACAATGAAAGCGCAAGCAAAAGTTTAGGATTTAATGTTACACAATTTCCTCATGTAATGGATATTCTTGTAGACAACGATTGGAACGCTCATAATAATTTTTTTAGATGCATAAAAAAACATCTTACTACTAATGGTAAAATTTTATTGCAAGAAAATCTTAATGGTTCTACTGCTAAAACATTCGAACCTATGGTGGTTGAAGCTGGATTATGCATAAATTCTTATGCACATTCGGAATTGTACAAAGACAAAGGCATATATTATATTGAAATAGGACATCAGTAATGAATATAGAAATAATAGATAATTGTATTCCTGAATTTTACCAAGATTTATTTGAAGGATTATGTTTAGGTAAAACTAAAGGTTGCGAAGTTGAAAATGGATTACCTTGGACCGCAAAATACGAAAGTACAGCGCGGCGAGATGGCATAAGTCCGTTAAGTTTTAAACATGTTTTAAAAAGCAGTGCAGAATTGTCACCGCATTTTGTAAATTTTAGCACAATTCCTGTAAATGTAATTAATCGATTAGGCATGGCATTGCAAGATATTATTTTTGCTAGATTATTTTTAACTATGCCTTATAAAACAGACTTAAAGCATCATGATCCTCACACTGATTTAAATTTTCCGCACCTTAGTTTAATATATTATGTTAACGACGCTGATGGTGACACAGTTTTTTTCCAAGAAGATTACAAAACAGTTTTTGAAAGTGTAACGCCAAAAAAAGGAAGATGCGTAGTATTTGATGGATTAATTCCTCACGGTGCTGGAATACCTGAATCAGGTCCTAGGTGTATAGTAAATTATAATTTACAGGTGGCTAACAGATGAGTTTTGAAGATAATGTTATGGAAGTTCAGTTCTTTAATGAACAAGAATGTGAAGAAATTAAAAATTGGGCATTTGAATTTGAACAAAAACTAATTGAGTCTGGATTTGGAGACTATAAACCTTCACCGGATCATTTTGATAATGTTACAACTTCTAATTATCACCATTATAATTTCTTTCATTATTTTCCACAACACGCAGATAGACTTGGAAACTGTCTCTATCATATAAACAAAGATTTAGAATGGCCCATTATTTGTCAAGCATGGGTCAACATTTATAGAAAAGGCCAAGGCATTAATTGGCATAATCATATGGGACGAATGGGGAAAAGTTTTAGTTGCAATGTGTTTATTTCAGGAGAGGCAAGTCCTGGTATAATGTATAAACCTTTTAATGAAAAAACCATTGTGCGTGAAAATAAAATAGGCTACATGCATGTTTTTCCGTGTGAATTATTTCATTCAGTATCTCCTATCGATACTGACGTTCCCAGAGTCTCTTTAGGAATGACAGTGCATAGTAATTCTGATATAAATATTAATCTAATAAACCAACTGGCATTTAATAGTAGAATGTATCAAGACTCTATTATATTATCAAAGGAACATTATGAGCAACCGCAACCTACTACCTAAAGTAAGGTGTAGTCATATATTATTAAGTTATGATGACGCAATAGAATCTTCACACTCTCGTGAGATTTATTTTGCAGTATTTGACGCAAAACAGATTATTGCAGAACTCAAAAGAGGTGGACTAACATGGGCTACTGCTGTAAAAGAACACAGTGCATGTCCACATAGTTGGTATAGAGATGGAGACTTAGGCTGGTTTGACATCAATGATGGTGTTTGTCCAGAACTTTATTATTCTACTTTAGCCGCACCAAAAGACGAGTTGCTAGAAGAACCCGTACAAACTCCTTACGGAATTCATATTATTACTAGAACAGGTTAATCAAGTTCGCCGTTTATTGTAAAACTAGTTAGTGGCCCTGCAATAGATTCATCATCTCTGTTTGTAAGGTTACGCATTCCATCCGGTGTTTCAGGATTCATAGATAAGTTATACTTGTTTTGAATTATTTCATCGTCTTGACCGATTTCATAACCTATTTCTACAACTTCACAACCTTTATCGGGATGGTAGTTTGATACCCACTGTTCTGCTAGGGCAGATGTAGGGAACTTTCTTACTTCTTCATATCCGTCACCGTCGGGGTCCCATGTGTGCCAGACTTTTACATTAGCATGTGTCGGATGTGGTTTTTTAATTGCGTATGGCATATTATCTCCTATAATTCTTCTGCAAAATCTTGCAACGAGTTAAAAACATAAGTTGCTTTTTTTATGTTTTTATAACTGTATTTATTCAATTCATGTTCTGTTTCGGCCCCGTATCCTGTCCTAACAAGCACAGGCCTAGCACCAATTTTCATGGCTGCTTTAAGATCAGCTAGTTTATCGCCTACATAAAAGCCATTTTTCCAATTTAAATCAGGTATTTCTTTTTGACTTAATTTAAACATTCCTGTGTTAGGTTTGGCATATAGGTCTTTTTTACTACTTGTTTCACTATAATATATACCATCTATATCTGTGCAACCCGCTTGTCCTAGCAACCATAACATATGTTCGTGTACAGCATTGACATCTTCAACTGTCATTAGTCCTTTTTGTATGCCGCCTTGATTGGTTATAATAACAATACCATACCCTTTGCTTTTTAAATTAGCAATAGATTCTAAACTACCAGGAATTGGTTCAAAATCTTGGGGTTTTGTACAATAGGTTCCAAGATCTGTGTTAATTACACCATCACGGTCTAGTCCAACAAAAATTCTTTTATTCGTCATAGGTATACCAACCAGTAATGATATACTTTACACCCTTATAAATTGGATTTCCTCTATGGGGATGAGTAAATGCTGTAGGAAAAATAACAAGTTTGCCTTCTTCTGGTGCTAGTTTTTTTCCTTGATATAAGAATTCTGTTTCTCCACCTTCTTCTACATCGTTTAAATAAACCATATAATTTACAACTCTAGATGCACTACTTTTACAAGCCGCTTCAGCATGCCAAGCATGGTATCCTTGATGAGGTCCTGTGCGTTGGACATTCATACCTTTTGCACTGTGTTGTTTACTGTGTTGCAAGATACTATACTTTTGCATATATTCGCCTGTATAAATTTCTTTTAAACGCTCATAAAAATAATTACAAAGTTTAAAATCATAATGATAAACACCCTGAGTGTGTGCCCAATCAAAAACAATTCTATCATCTGTAACAAATCCATGACCTTGTCTATTTGGATTGATAATTCTATTATCATCCATTGTTTCAAAATGTCTAATTACTTCTTGACAAAATTCTGAATCAAAGGCTTTTGGATATTCTTCTATACCCGAGTATTCTTCAGTCATTGTTGCTCCTTTATATATGGTATATATCTTTCTGCTATAGCCCTATGAACATTAGTTGAATAGTGTTCGCCATCTACAGTATCTATACTATAATTTTTTTTAAGATAATCAATTGCATTTATATTAGCAATTTTGGTTGACTTTAGTTTTGTGTAATAAGAAAGCGTTTCTTTTGGCAGGTAACACCTATCATTTATATTCCAAACATATAAAGGAATATTATTATATGTACAAAGCATATCACACATTGCAATGCTTGTAAAGTAATCTTCCTGTTCTAAATGTGTATTGCTATGATGCCACATTCGCATGTACATATGACTAACTCTACGAACATCTGGTTCTGCTTTCCAAACCTCTGTATCAGGATGATAAGGAAATATGTCATAATCACTAGGTTCAGGTTTTAAAAAAGTTTCTAAATATTTGTTTTCTACACTTAGACTTATGCTATATCGGTGTATTTTTTCTGATTTAAAATTTTCGTCTAAAAAGAAATCTTTAGGAAATATATTTTTGTCATCTAGATAAGGATTTATAGCAACAGGAAATCTGCCCCAGTATGTTGATTGTATAAAAACTGAATCAATATCATTATATAGCTCTAGCGCATTTGCTAGAAATCTGGGATAGGTCCTGTTACCTGCTCCTGCACTTGCCATTATTACAACTTCTTTGTCGTAAATTTGACTGTAAATTTCTGCATAGTTATTTTCTTGCCACACATTAGGACCTTCTAGTTTTATATTTCCATCATAGCCCATACTATGACTACAACCGATAAAAAGAGTCTTACTCATGCCATGTTACCTCAAAATCAAACACCATAACTCTGCGTTCATCTAATGTAGGATATGCACCATGCCATATTCTTGCATCCATTATAAGTAGTTTTCCTGGTTGCGGCTGCCACCAATTAACATAAGTTTCACCTTGTGCATCCTGTAATACAGCATAAAATGCTCCTTCGTCATTGGGTTGATCTTTAATATCATCGAAATATAAAACAGCAGTGCATCCTGTTTTACCTTTACTGTGATTATGCATTCCTTTCCACCCACCAGGATAATATTTAATACTCCACGATTGTATATGGGTGTGTATATTGCAAGGCACATTACCATCTTGTAAAACTTTATTTGTTTTTTCAACTATAAAATCTGCTATGGGTTTTGTTTCTTCAAGTGTTTGAGGAATTTGATATCCGTTTACTGTGGTACTTTTTCCGGGTTCAACTAAGTTAGGATGGTCTTTATCAAAAAGTTTTTCATAATCCTGCCACATAGGAGCATGTGTTTCCACTATCCATCTGTTATTGGCTATATAGAGTATATCATCCATTTTTTTCTGCGTCTGCTCTTACTACAAAATTTGCTGCTATAGATGCCCTAACACTGTCTGTTTTACTAGGTAGTACATAATGAGATATCCAACTTGGGAACAATATAAGTGTGCCTTTTTGTAATTCTGGACACACATGCTGATAATTATAGGCATTGAAAATTCTATCCATACCAGAACTTCGTATTGTCTGAAAATTAGGACATTCAAAAATCAAATTGCCGCCTGGATCTTTTTCATCTGGATATTCTAGCAAATAGATAGCACTTATACATCGTCCGGGGAAAGCATGATCGTGTGGTTCTTGATAATGACCTTTACTATAAACATTTAACCAGTGCTCGTCGCAAAAAATACCATAAGAAACTTGCGGATCTAAATTTTCTAAAAAATTATTTAAATGAGGTTCTACAGATTTAAAAAATATCTCCCAAGGTAGCTCTTTATTTTTTTCACTTCTAATTGTACTTTTTGTTTCAGCTAGTGTCCAATCACTGTCTGTAAAAAATGTTTTGTCTTGCAAATAAGGTGACCATGTTTTACTAATTTCATCTTTATTTTTTAGAACAGCAGAATAAAAGTATGTTCCCCATAAATTTAAAAAACTCATTTCATATCGTCCCAACCTAATTTAGATTTTGCATTAAAGAAGAATACTTGTGTTAATCTTCCTGTCTCTGGTGAATTGCCAAATCCGGCTATCATGCTGCTATGATTTAAATTTCCTTTGTATAGTATTAGTCTATTATACACATTTCCTAATGCAGTTACAAGTTCATCTTTGTCGTTATATAGTGCAGTTCCGGACTCAAGAGGAGCGTCGGGTGAAAGGTATAATACACCTGCCCAATCACATCCATCTTTATGTATCCAAGTTTTTGCGTCAGCATAGCACAATTGAAAGCAAAAACTATCCATAACAAATTCATCAATTGTTACATTTAAAATTTCTGATATTCTCATTTGAAAATATTGTTGATAGTCATCATCGGCGGCGTTACTTCTCACTCCAGGAAATTGTCCTGTGTAAGGGTATTCAAGATTGATAGCTTGTTCACGCACTAGGTCTGGTTTAGGTAAAAAGTTATCAATTACTAAACTTGTTATTTCCATTATTCAAAATCCATATAAACATTTCCACTAATTGTAGTTCCTATATTTCCTGGTCGAACAAAATGTTCAATAAAACTGGGGAATATAATAATATCACCCTTTTCACATTCTGGTCTAAAGTCTAGAGGAAATTCTTTTACATTTGTGCCAAACTGATTTTGTATGTCTTTAAAAAGCGGATTCATAAACACAGTGTTTGATTTTTCTACAGTTTCATATATTACAAAACTCCAGCTAGATCTAGGATGGATATGTATATCTTGCCAATCGTGTTCTTCATATTTGTTACGCCATATTTGGCCAAATCTTGGATTGTTTCCAATTAGGTCTGCGCCAAGATTTTTTGTAAAAATTTCTATCAAATATTCAAATGTACTTTTAGGAATTTCATGATTTTTTCCTATAGTTGACGGTGTTTCACTTAACCAAACCTTTTCATAAGGTGCATCTCCTATATCAATCTTTGAAAGATCTATTTTGTCAATAAAAAATGGAATATGAAACATGTTATATTTCATTTAAATCTCCGTGCCGGTAAGGGAACTTTACGCATCATTTTATATACTAGAGTTGCTCTTAATCCTTTATATACTTCGTTTGGTGGTAGTCCGTGGTGTGGGATTTTTCCTTTAAACACTGCTACTCTACCAGGCTTAGGTATAATAGGAGTCCAATTGCCTTTTTCTAGTTCTACAACAGTTGCGCCTCCCCATTCTTCTTTCCAGTTTCTATTGACATAGTAAATAAATGTAATACCATTGTCACAAGTACAATCTTCATGAGGTATAGTGTTGTGAATATATTGCTGTCCGTTAACTAATACTTCTCCTAGTTCTAATTCAAAAGGAACAAATTGTGCTACTGCATTATAAATCATTTGCCAACAACTATCTCCAGAATTAGGACTACTAGGAGGATTTATATGCTGTTTGAATGCTGGAACTTCAGGCCAATTGGGATCAGAACCTGCATCATGATTAGGATCTTCATGGAAGTTACTAGTATGACCGTAAAACCAACTGTATGTATTAAAAACTTGATTGTGTACATGGTCTATTAGCCATTGCGGGAATAAATCATCAATAACTATAATCTGGTCTTCTGCTAGATCATACTTACTCAAATCTTTTTCTGGTTTACCATTAACCAACATTGTTTGCTACCTTTGCTAATACCTTATACTCTGGCAAATATAGATATTCAATTTCACTATTAGCAAGTGTGCGAAATGCATCATCTAGAGTTTCAACTAGTGGCTCTCCGCCTAGGTTAAAACTAGTATTAAAGATAATCGGAACACCTGTTTGATTATAAAATTCTTTAATATAATCATAGTATAATGGATTCTGTTCTCGTGTAACTGTTTGAATACGACAAGAACCATCAACATGAATAATACTAGGTATTTTTTCTTCTATACCCGGTTGACAATTCATTGCATACATCATGTGTGGTGATTCTTTTAGACCTCTCATATCAAACCATTCTTGGGCATGTTCAGCTAGTATTGTGCCAGCAAACGGACGGAAATATTCTCTACGCTTAACTTTATTAACATGATCCTTACCATTAGGATCTGTTGGGTCGTACATTAAACTTCTATTACCAAGTGCTCTAGGTCCTGATTCAGATCTTCCTTGAAACATAGCAACGATATTTTTATTTCTCATAAGCTCTACTACAGAACTCATTTCAGTTTGTTCCAATTTTGCGTTATATTTTTCAGCAACTTCTGTTATATAACTATTGGTTAACTCATATTTAGGACCAAGATAAAGACTTTGTGCAAAAGGTTTTACAGTTGTATCGTTAGTTAGTTGATGGTAAGCAAACAATGCAGCACCAATTGCTGTACCTGCATCAGAACTTATTGGTTCTACATAAAGATTTATATCATGCTTGTTTAATTCTTCTAGATAAAAATAATTTGCTACACAGTTTAGTCCGTATCCGCCACTAACTACTACATTTTTATTTCCTGTTTTTAACACAGCATTTAAAATTAATTTTAATACCTGTTCCTGACTTTCTTTTTGTACAGCATATGCTAAATCTCTGCGATTTTCTAAATCAACTAGTTCTTTCATCCGTTCTGGCCACATTCCTTGAGGTGTTTCTAAATACTCGTAGAACATTTCATTGATTACACTACTGTTCGGATATGTAGGTATTACCAAGTGTCTATTTGCTACAGTCCAGTTACCGCTTGCACTATGATACAATGATGGAATTTTATTGTTGGGTTTACCGTATGGTGATAATCCCATAGTTTTTCCTGCTTCAATTGCTTGAAATCCGCAATAGTTTGTAACTGCTTCATAAACTTTAACTATACCAGCGCCGTCATCTATTATACATTCGTGTGTTCCTTGCTCATCGAACTTTTCACTGGGCATGTCTTTCACATAAGCAGATCTAAAAGGACCATTTCCTCCTAGATGTTTCCAAACAGTTTTAATATTATATGGATACTCGCAACTAAAAATACTTTCAAGTTCGTACAACATTTCAGTTGGACTACCGTTTTGCATATCTGTTGGCATAAATGTTCCAGCACCATCTACTATAACTGCTGTAGCATTTTCAAATCCGCTACGATAAAATGCACATGCCGCATGTAGCTTATGATGTATATGAGAAAGATCAACAACTTGAGGATGATTCATTATGTCTATACTTGTGTTTTGATCAATTAATCCCAGCTTCCTAGCAAGTCCAGTATAAACATCATCTCCTGTAAAATCAATTCTGCCAGCTGTTTGTGCAAGAGGTTGAGTATGAGCAATTACTAAATAATCTATTTTGTCAGTATATTCTAATATTTTTACCATAGAAGCAAAAGGACCGCCATCGTATTTTTGACGACTTAGTCTTTCTTCTTCTATTGCAAACACAATTTCACCATCTTTAAGCAAACACACTCCTCCGTTATGGCCTCGTGTTATTGCAGCGATCCATTTAGACATACTTATTTTTCTCCAAATCTTTTAATAACTGTATTTCCAGGAATTAATTTTGGTCCTGTTGCAGGTCCTGCTGCAGGTGCTTGTTTAAATTCAGTTTGTGTTTTTTTGTTAGATGATGGACCTAATCTATCTCGTACACTTTTTAAAATTTTATCTATTTGTTTTTTATCAAGTTCCATAACTTCATCGTTGTGTCTATCTTGTTCTTCCTCCATTGTTAATCTTATAGGAGCATAAATTCTTTTACCTTCGCCTACATCTATAATATCAAAATTCTTATCATCCGGATAAGAAATATTAATTGGATATGTTGAACCTGTAACTATAGTTGCTGTTTTACCAAGAGCTCTAACAATGTGTTGACCCAAACTGTCACAACCTAAAAAGTGATCAGCAACTTCAATTATTCCTGCCCACACACGCATGTCAGGAATTTCTGGTTGTGCTACAGGATACTTTGGATTAGGCACTGTGTCTATTGCTACAGGATGCTCACTCATAATTATTACACCATATTCTTTTCTAAGCGTATCTATTATTTCTATTATATTATTCAGTTGAAAACTTCTAGAAGTTGCGTCGACCAAAAAACTTCCTATATTTTCTACAGTCCTGCCAAAAGGTTGTACTACTAGTACCTTATCAAATCCTGTTACTTGTTTAATTTCTTCGACAACATTTGCTGCACTTACAACTTCTGTTTTGCTTAAAACCAGTTTAGGTTTGTCTAAATCTCGGATACCTTTATTGTTAATTTCAATATCAAATGCTTGTGATAGACTGCATTTTTGATTGTAATATTCCCAAACTCTATAAGGTTCTGGACTAACACAGTTTCTATCTTTTATGTAAGTTTCAAAAAGGCCCTTATGCCAATGATCAAACACTCGCTTATGCAGTGTAGGATGACCCTTATAAAAGTCAGTGCCTCCTTCGCATACAATAATAAAATCATCTTTGGGATTTTCTTTTTCGTATAATTCAAATGCTGGAATGCTTGCTATAACACGGCCTGCGCCACCGTTAATAAAAAATGCTGTAGATCTTGTCAAAATTAAACTCCTTATAGTGTTTATTATAACACCATATTAGTGATAGTGCAAGTTATTTATAGGGGGGTATAAAAGAAAATGCGCCTTTCTGGCAGGCGCATTTTATTGGAAATTTTTTTAGAATACTATTTTATCACCAGAATCTGGTTCTACTTCGCTTGCAGGATCAATAGGCTGCATGTTATAAGCTGCCCAGGCAGGAATTCCTGCATTTTGCATAGTTGCTGGCCAATCTCTAAGAGCTTGTCTATATGCTCTCCATTTTGTTTTTAGTGCTTCTGGCATATCGTCAACTAGTTCGCTGTCACTGTTTTTAAGTAACTGATCTCTTTTAGCTCTTACATCGTCCCAATCTGGTAGTCTATCTCCGCTTCCCATTACAGCCCACGGAATGCTTCTAGCATCTATTGAAATATTATCATTTTCATCTACAGTAATGCTGTCGGGTTCGTACACATCTATAGGTCTTAGAGGTGTTTGGTAATAAAATCTTGTGTGACCTGGTACTTCAGTAACGCCTGTTGGATTTTGATCTCCAGTGTAATCTTCTTCCATTTCGTCTATTACAGGTGCTCTTAATTGACAAATTAAAGGATTTGTCACACAGTCAACTTCAACATATCTGCAATTAGCTGGTACTGGACGACCGTCAGATTTTTCAAGTGCAGTGATTGGACCCATTTCTTCTTTACCAGTTTCGTTGTTTACGATAAGATAAATCTTATCAGGACCATCATAGACACAGGTTCTAGTATTACCATCAGTGAAAGTATGATCAATCATATAATCATTTGGTAAATTCATAGTCCATTCAAATTCAATCATTGCCATTTTTATTATCTCCGTAGTTATTTATCATTTAGAAAAAAGTCACCTTTACAACTCCGCCGCCACCTGTTCCGCCTTGACCGCAACATCTACCGCAGTAGTTTGATGTTGCACTTTGACCACCTGCTCCATAAGGAACAATCCAACAACCGCATCGAATCCAGCAATAGTTGGAGTTTTGTTCGTAGTAATTATCACTTAAATTTACAGCACCAGTTGAATGTCCGTGGTGCTTCCAGCAGTGACAAGCACTACCCGGATACATATACGGTGATTGACCTTGGAAGTTACCACCGTGTGTGTATGCTGTCCAGTCTTGGCTTGAACTAGTTCCGTGACACCCTGGTCTTACACAGTAAGGCATAGTTGAATAACAGTGATCAGTCCAAGCACTGTTCGTACAGCCTCGTTGTCCACCACATGCACAGGTGTTTATGTTATATCCACAAACATAACTACTGCATCCATTACAACCGTTACATTCACGACTTAGACATCTGTATACACCTGCAGCACATACTCTGTATGTACAATTAGGTGCAGTTGTTATGCTTTTAGAAGTATATGCACCTCCTCCTGGAGGTCCTGTGTGCTGACATCTATTACATGAACATGCACCTGCGCCATTACCTCCAGCACCCCATATCTCCCAGTTTGCTGTTCTAACACATGCTGGTACTGTCCATAAACAACAGCATCCTGCAGAACATCTGCAGCTTATTCCATAAAACCATTTTACGCAGAACCGCTCTCTTACACCACCTGTAAGATTTTCGTAATCAACAACATTGTCAGTTAACTGATCAGCAACAATTTTCTTATAACTTGTATATGATGCCATTTCTGCTCCTTAAATATAGGTCACTCTTACGAGGCCTCCTCCGCCAGTACCACCTTGTCCGCAGCAACTACTACCGCAGAATGTATTCATTGCACTCTGGCCGCCTGTTCCGTAAGGAACACTCCAGCAACCACAGCGTATCCAACACTGTCTAATACCTTGATGACTGTTGCCGCCAATTTTTGGCGCCTGACCTTGATGTATTTCTTGTGGATGACAATGACAATATCCCGATGCTGTTGAAAACGCTTGTGTATGCCCTCCTAGTGCAAAATCGCCACCAGTGGTTGTTGGTGCTAAACAGTAGTAGTTTGTAGCAAAACAACCTGTTGACCAAGATGTGTTTGCTTCTGCTCTGTGGCCTCCACAAGCACAAAAATCACTTAGATTATAACCATTTACATAACTAGAACATCCATAGCATCCGGTGCATTCACGACTTAAACATCTATATACACCTGCTGCACACACTCTATATTGACAGCCTGGATTTGTTTGTACAGTTTTTTGAGCAAAGGCACCTCCTGCAGCTGCTCTAAAATGATGACACCTATTACATGAACATGCACCAGATCCATTACCTCCTGCACCCCACAGTTCCCATGTTAATCTTTTTACCTGACTAGGAACCGTCCATAAACAACAGCATCCTGCAGAACATCTACAAGGAATACCATAAAACCATTTAACACCAAAATTGTTTAGTGTGTTAGGATTAACCATGTTGTCAGTTAATCCACCATCTGGAAATGATGATCCGTCTACTTTTTTATAACTTGCATAACTTGCCATTCATTTTTTCCCTATGTAAAAGTAATTTTTACAACGCCAGGACCTCCTGTACCACCTTGTCCGCAACATCTGCCACAGTATGAAGTCATACCATTTTGTCCACCGTGTGCGGGTGGTGCTATCCAACATCCGCATCTGATCCAACAGACGTTTATTGCTTGCGAAACTGCTCCTCCTAAAAACGGAGCGCCTGTGGGTCTTACATATTGTGAATGACAGTGGCAGTTAAATATTCCTGAGAACATACCGCTGTGACTGTTCATTCCAAAATCACCATTATTATCATTAGGTCCTAAACAACAGGTCCAACAACTCATACAATAATGTGTCCAGTCAGTGTTTGCTCTACCACAACCGCCGCCAGGGGCGCAAAAATCGCTAAGGTTATATCCATTTACATATGTTGTACAACCTGTACAGCCAATACACTCTCTACTCAAACAACGGTATACACCTGCTGCACACATTCTATATTGACAACCAGGGTTGGTGCTGATCATTTTAGAGTTATATGATCCTCCGCCGGCACCTGAATAGTGATGACATCTATTACAGCTACATGCTCCACTTCCGTTTCCGCCAGCACCCCATATTTCAAAAAATACTCTGCGTGTGCATCCAGGAACGGTCCATAAACAACAGCATCCTGCTGAACAACGGCATGCATTGCCTATAAGCCACTTTGTACACAAGCGGTGTCTAGTTTCAGTACCAAACTTATTTTCGGTAACTGTACCGTCAATAACTTGCTCGTTTACAATTTTTTTATAACTTGAATAAGTGGCCATGTAACAGTTTCCTCTATTAAATTGTAAATATACGCCAACCGTATGTGTTGTTGTAGAATACTAGTTCAAAAGCTGCACCTTCTGTGTTTACAGTTAAGTTAGCAGCATCACCTTGAATTAATTTTCCATTTCTTGCAACAGTAAGGTTACTTGTATCAAAAACCTTTGCACAGTCAAAGAATCTTATTCTGTCTCCTTTAGCTGGCGAAGCTGGCAATGTTATTGTAAATCCTCCAGCTGTACACCAATTAGTTTCCCATGATGACGTTGTTCTACCACTACTTACATCTACGTCTCTGAATCCCATAACTACCCAACTTGATCCATTGTAAACTTCAGGTAGTCCATAAGAAGTATTAAAACGCATATAACCTGCGGATGGAGATCCAGGTCTCTGTGCTGTAGTACCTCTTGGTAGTTGAATATATCCTGATGTTGAACCAGTTGTTGAAAATCCATTTGAAACAGTTGTAATGTCGCCGCCTGCAGCTGTTAAGTCACCACCAAAATATCCGTTGTTTGCAACTCCTATTCCACCTGCAAAAACTGCGCCGCCAGTGGCTGTGCTTGTACTGTTAGTAGTATCGTTAACTTTAAATTGTGCTGTGCTGTCAATTATAACATCACCTGTACCATCAGGATTTAGAGTAATATCCGCGTTAGGGACTAGAGACCTAATAGTATCATCAATACTCACTAATCTAGCAAGTAGTGGTCTACCAGTTACTCCCGTGTTTATTCTTCTCATATCATTTTCCCTTATGCTGTCGCTGTTTCTATACCATAAACAACGGCTGTTACATCGGTGCTGTTTGCGTAAACAACAACTCTTTTAGTTGCATCTAAAACTATGCCTCCTCTTTCAATACTACCGTTACCTAGTAATTCAGTATCATATTCTATGTATTCATCATTACCTGGTGTGCCTGTTGCAGCTAGAGCTATTCTAATATCTCTAGAACTTGCATTCCTATTAGTAACATTAACTGTTACAATAGCGAATGTATCTGCTGGCACAGTGTAAATGGTAGTATTTGCAGCGGCAGCCAATGCAGCTTTACCTAGTATTCCATTTGCCATTTTGTTTTCTCCATCCTATCTTAAAAAGTAGTTATATGCTAAAGGTAATCCTAATACAGTTTTTGTAAAGTTTACATTAGCTTTAATATTTATCGTCGAGCCTGTCAGTGTTGTAATTTGTGTGCCGCCTATGAAAATATCACCTGATGTTACACTGTTAACAACTAGAGATGCACCGCCGCCACCAATCTGTGCTTCAATGTAGCTCTTAATTGCTCTCTGTGTTGGAACAATAGTGTCACTGTTTGCAGTAAAGAACGGATCTGTTGAGAATTCAGTAATACTTGCTGAGTTACCACCTAGTGTAACTTCACCAAGTGATAGTTCTTGTAGACCTGCAATGTTAAATGCTTCAGCGTTCAATGTTGCAACACCAGTTGCCTGTTCAATTTGGAACAAATCACCAACTCTAAAGTTACCGTCTTGGTCAGTACTTGTAAAGAATACTCGTCCACCGTTAAAATCACTTGTTTCTTTGGTTTGGTCTGGTTCGTTTACAGGATCACCATAAACAGCATTTGGATAATTTGTATCATCAAAGTTACCTGTACCGATATCTAAGAAATCATGTCCTGTTAGACGTACCTGACTAAATCTAATACGCATAGTAACACCGTCGCCGTCTACAGGTGCATCTTCAATTTCCATCGCAGGTGATATTTGTAGGAAACCTACCTTAGATCCGTCAATTGATCCAACAAGCGATACTGTGTTTACAAGTTTAAACACCTGTCCAGGTAAACTATCAAACACAACATTTGACCCGTTAACTGGAGTTTGGCTTAACTGTCTAACAGCAACAAATGCTCCATTCTGGAAGAAGTCTGCTCTACCATTACTGTTATCATCATCTATTTCTGCACTTGCACTAATAAATCCTGAACCTCTTGCAGCAAATGTAGGTTGGGCTAGTACTCCGTCACCTGTTCTTACTGTAAACAATGCATCGTTAATGTTGTTAGGATCTGCAACACTCATTTCTGGAGCACTAGAATATCCTGATCCAGGTTGAGTAATTCTAACTTCAAATAGTTGTTCGTTGGCAACTCCTGCTCTACCTCTAGTAATACTACCAATTTGAGCATTACACACTGCTGTAGTAGTGCTATTTTGTATTGCAACAAATTTTGGTGTTTTATCTGGGTTACCAAATGCTACTGCATTTAGGCCATTTGTATATGTGGTTGCAGTTAGTGCATAATGTGGTGGCCAATAAACACCATCATAAGAGTAATATAATTTACCAGTGTCGTTTGTTGTTACAACAAATACACCTTGTCCATATGCTACCTGTCTAGGTAAATCACTTGCAGAATTTATAGCAACAGTTGTCCAAGTAATACCGTCTTGACTGTATGCAGCATTTGTAGTATCTGTTGCTACTGCAACAAACATGTTATTACCAAACACAATATCACTCCATGCACTTGTTGCAGGCAATGCTAATAGCTCTTGGGTCCATGTTACGCCACCATTTTCAGTATATGCTATTTCTCTGCTTCCTGATTTGTATGCAATAAATCTACCTTTACCGTAAACTATGCCTGTAAATCCTGTACTTGGTAACACACCAACTTGTTGTGTCCAACTTACGCCGCCATCAGTTGACCATTGAACATCTGTATCATTGTCTGCTACAATAATAAATCTATTGTCAGCTGTTCCTACATTACCATAAGCAATACCTGCTGTGCTACTTGCTGTTAAGTTAGGTTGAGACGCTGGAGCAGCCCAGGTTGAGCCGTTCAACGAATAGTTAACAACAGTTTGTCCGCCAGTTGTACCTAATGCTACAGCATAACTTGGTTTAAATGTACTTGAGCCGTCATCTAGTAAGCCATTTGCTTGATCTTGCCATGTGTAGTTGTTATTGAGTGTACTTGTTGTCCAAGTTTGTCCGTCTATACTTGTTTTAGCAGTGGTATTTGTATCTGGTAGCGCAACAAAAACACCTTTCTGACCATAACCGCTAAAGTCAAAATCAGTTACTGCACCGGTTACAGAATTTATTGCTGTAATAGTAATTACTATATCATTAGTTGATGTTGCGCCGCCAACATCGCTTCCGTCAATAGTAACAGTATCAAGTCTTACATATTGTTCGCCACCGTTATTTAAACTTAAATAATACTTACTACCATTTCTTGTTACATCAAATGTTGCTCCGTTACCGTCACTTTGTGTAGTTGTTGCTACATTTGTGTACTGAGCTGATGTAGTAAAGTATTCTACACTTGGCCAAATATCACTTGTAATTGTGTGATTAGTATCTGACTGTGTTGGAGGTGTAAATCCAATTGAAGGTTCAATCAAATAGATTGATGTAGAATTTGGAGAAACCACAGTTGTTCCTGCCACTACATGATCCCAACCGTCAACTAACAGTGTAGCAATACCAGTACCGCTTCCTGCTCCACTAGCAGTAAATATTGTTCCTAAATTATTGTTTGCAGCACCAATAGTTGTAAAGTCTGTATTACCTTCACTGTCAATTCTATACTTCTGTCCTATAACAAAATTTCCACCTGTTACAGGATGTCTTTCTTTTAAAACAGTTGCAATTTTTGATCCACTGTTGTAAGTTTCAATAATACCAAATTGACCTGTTCCTGCACCACCTGTTATGTAAATTCTCATACTAGGGTAAGCAGTTGACAAGTTACCATCAGTGTTTGCTAGTGTTATACTTGCTGGTCCACTCAGTGTACCTGTCTGTGCAGTGTTGGTAACAACAAGATAGCCTGTACCACCTGCAACTGCATCTGGATTACCTGAAGAATCGTCAATTTCTGTTATACGAACTTGGAATACACCGTTATCTCTAAATTCGTCTGCTACTACTTCTTCGCTGTCTCCCGGACCAAAGAAATTGATAGCTGCTTCTGTATAATCATTACCAGCATGTGAATATTCTATTTGTAAAAGTTCGTCTGCGCCGTCTGTAATCACTCTGCTTATTGTTGCATTATACTGTTGACTGTTATCAACAATAGCAGTAATTGGAGTTTCGTCCGGATCAACACCATCAGCTACAGATCCAAAAGTACCATATGAGTTGTTACCATTTGTTGCTCTAGCTCTACCACCTGTTTGACACAAGTAACCAATGTGAGAATAATAAGTAAACACTGAAACCATCTCAGCTCTACCGTTATTCAATAGCCATGCACCAATACCGTCTGATATAACTTGTGTAAAGTCGTTTGAAACAATAGAATCATTACCACCGTTGTGTAATGCTCCATCGATCTTTTGTCCAATTGCTGCAAATCCAAATGTTGTACAGTTCTGTACATACGGTGATCTTGCTGTGATCCAGGCTCTTGTATCGTCTGGTCCCCAACCTGGATCAAGTGATGCATATGCACCTGCTGTTGGTAAACTATATCCTGCAGCATTAGGAGCATTAAGATCTCCTTGTAATCCTTCAAGTGTTTGTAAACGAAGTCCAGTACCGTTTCTTAGATAGTACATATCTTCTTCTTGTGATCCTATAACAGCATTTACATAATATCTTGCAGCTAAATGTGACTTATAAAATGCTGGCAAATACAAGAACACATCAAAACCATACTTATTGTATGTTCTAAATTGTTGTTGTGGCCATGTTAAATCCCATTTAATAGCATCTATATATTCTCTTACATCTCTTGCACACAAGGTTCTGTTATACTCGTATCCTTTTTCTACAATAATATTTTCACTACTACCTAAAATATCAAATTCAGCACCATACACTGTTGCAGAAACTGTGAAAGTATTATCATCTTTAATTTCTCTTACATAGTAATCAATATCAGCAGTTAAACCAGTATCGCTAACACCCAATGTGCTGTCGTCTTGATCTCTAAATTTAACTGGCATTCCAACAAACATCCAATTTGTAGCAGCTTTTATTTCATTTGTTGCCGGTACTGTGTTTGAGATTGTGGATTTAAAGTAATTGTCAACATATGCCAATACCTCGTCTACAATAAATTCTTTGTTTAGTTCAAGTTGTCTTGTAGCATTGTAAACATCCATGTCTGGAGATTGTGTTACGCCGCCTTCTGTCGCTCCACTAAATATTGCATCTTGTACATATTCCCAAGTGCTATTAATACCAGCAATAGCTGTGGCGTTACTGTTTACATTTAGTAGTGCCTGCTGTTTAACATATTCATTTGCTGCAAGAGTAGCTGCTTTTTGGTCTCCTATAACTTTTTCACTAGGAGCTCTTAAATAAGACAGTCCTGCTTGTAAACTTGCAAAGTTTGAACCTAATGCCCAATCATATACTGCAGCGTCTACAATATAACCTATGTCTCTAGTACACTTGGTGTGATTGTATACAAATCCACTGTAAGTGTTTGTTATGTACTGAACAGTTGATCTGATAACATCGTTTTTATCACTGTTTATGCTGCTGTACGCAGTCTGATATTCAGCATCTGCCCAGGTAATATCAGGATATGTAATTGTTCCTTGATATGTTGAAAGTGGAGTTGTTTCTGCAATAACATCTGCAATAGCTTCTACATTGGTTTTAATTTCCGTACCTTCTGTAGCACTTGCAGGTGTGCCTAGTGTAGTTTGTAGTTCAGTATTTCCTGATTGAGCTGTAACACTAACTTCTCTTACAATTTGATCCATTATGCTTGCTAAGTGATCATATGCTGCTGCTGTTTCAGTTTTTTGATCTGGATCACCTACTTGATTCTCTCCATCAACAAAATAACTTTCTGCTAGTTGTACAGAAGCACTATTACCACCATAAAGAACATCATAGCACTGTGCATTGATTATATGTTTAACATCTCTTCTGCATTTTGATTCAACATAATTTAAACCTGGATAATTGATAGCAATATATCTAATTACATCTTGCACCATAAAATCTATATTAGCAAGAAGATTGTCTTTTGCATCTACTCTATTTTGATCTACACCTACAGGTGATGGAAAACTAAGTGCATTTACTACACCATCTCCGGGTATAGCAGATCCTAATGAACCGTTTTGAATTATATCAACAATTTCATTAAATGCTGTAGAAATTCTTGTAGAAGCATTACTTGAACTGTCTAGTGATGATGATCCATCAGTAGTTACTGAAACTTTTAATTCATCTCTTGCATTTCTAATTGCACCAACTGTTTGTACACGCTGATTATTTAGATTGTATGCATTATTTGGTCTTTGATAAGCAAGACCTTGGAATACAGCATTATAGTTAGTTCCAAGAGCAACATCATATGCAGTGTTAGAAATAATCTTGTCTAAATCTCTTCTGCACTTAGCAGAATTATATTGGAATGTACCAAAATGACCATTAATAAAATCAATTGTGTTTTGCTGTATTGTAGGTAAAGCTGTTCTAAGTGCCGTTTCTGCTCCTTTAAGGGCATCACTTACACCTGAAATGTCAGGATATGTAATAGCAACTGATCCAGAACCATTGGTGATAATATTAACTATTGCCGTCATGAGCGTGCCAATGCGAGCCTGCGTTCCTGCATCTCCATTAGTCGCTGTTACAATTTGTGTTATACTATTAGTGTTAAGCACTGGAGCAACTGTTGTATTGGTAGCGATAGTTTGCATTAAATTTTTCATAAAATTGTATGCAGCAATAGTTGCAGTTTTTTCGCTACTTGCAATATTTAGATTAGTTCCTTCGTAATATGCTTCTCCAGTTTTAACAGATTGCCAGTTACCGCCATAAGTTAAATCATATCCTAAACTATCTATTATAAAGCCAACATCCTGTCTACATTTTGTTCTGCTATATTTTAGATTAGGATAGTTAGTTTTAATGTAAGCAATAACTTCTTCTTGAATGAATTTTTTGTTAATGAATAAATTTTCTCTTCCCCAACCTTCGGCAGGATCAGCCATATCCCAAGGTTTAGGCCAATTTACTTCATACTTGTCACCAAGTCCTGTATCAATTCTTTTTCTAATATTTCTTGAAATTCTTTTCACAGCTCCTGCTGTGTTTGGTCCTTCAACATATGGCCAACTTTGAATTTGTGTTTCTGTATTTCCAGTCGTAGGTGTAACAGTTTGTCCTTTAACAATGTCTTCAATGATGCTATCCATTCTAGATAACCCTTGGAAACTGTAAGCAAAATCTTTTGCAGGAGTAAGCACAGCATTGCTTGCTTTTCTAGGTTGAACATTTGTTGAGCGAAGTTCGTCTCCTATAATACAACATTCTGCTGGAACAATAATTGGAAGAACCTCATAATATTTTCCTGTTGAAACTTTGATAAGAGTATTTCTAATCAGTCTATTAGGAATATTAGAGTCGTTACCGGCTGTAATAGCATCTGTTACTATTCCGCTTAATTCTGTAATTGTTTCAAATATAGTTGCCATTAGTAGCCTCCTCCGCCACCACCGCTTGATATTGATGTTCCGCCGTATGATGCTGTTACTGTACTTTCATATTCAACCACTGCTTGATCTCCTAAAGCTGTTTCAAAATACTGCTCAACGATTGCTGTAGAATTATCTCCATTAGTAGATTGATAATTTACAGCCGGTGCTTGTTGTTTTAAAACTTTTTCAATTAATGTAAGCCCATAAGCAATACTTGCTTTTGTTTGTTCTTTTTGTCCTAGGTAAGCAGATCCTACTGTGTCATTTACATATGCAAGAGCAGCCTCTCTACTTTTTACATTGCCGCCGTGACCTAAATCCCATATAAATGCGTCTATTAATAGTCCCATATCTCTTTCACACTTATAACTGTCATAGGAAAATTCATACCATATGCTGAGAGGATCCGGAACAGTTGTTGTGTTGTATGTTATTTGATAGTCTGTCCATTCAGTAATTTCTCTTTGTATAAATCTTCTATTTAATTCTAATAATCTTCTAGCTTTTGGCGCTTTTGTTCCTAGCTCTACTTGTTGAGCAGCATATCTAATAGATCTAAAAGGTCTATCTATTGATTTACCGTATCCTGGTGCTGGAGCATCTACTCCATTTTCTGCTACAAAATAAACATCATCAGCAGAACTTAATGTTACCCATTCAGGTAAACTATCTGCACTTACCTGTAGAATTTGCCCGTCATCACCAATTGGTAGTCTTGTTGGACCGCCGTCACTGTAGTAAACTAAATCACCTTTTGTTGTTAGTACACTTGTTTCACTACCTATTGCAATTAAATTCCAATAAGTGCCAGACGTATCTTGGTCAGGTCGAGAATTTTGTGCTCCGCCGCCTGGATCGGTTGGTGTTTCGGTTGAGTAGTCATCACCTTCAGAAATGTGGTTTCGTACACAAACATATGAGTTATCACCGTAGCGTACTACGTCACCTTTATAATATTCTTGATCGTCTAACCATTCTCCACGCCAGTCGACACCTCTCGAAAATTCTGACCAATAAGTTGCGTTTGGTGGTTTTTGTCCACTATGTCCTAATATACATCTATATGCATATCCTCCTAGTGTAACTAGATCGCCAACTTCGTATTCAAAGTTTGTAGAATCTTCTCCCCAAGCACCTTGAAATCTTAAACCTTCTGAAAATAAATCCCAATCATCTATATATGATGGTGGAACTTTTCCTGTGTTTGAAGTTTTTGCTACATATTGATTACCACCGTATGAAACAACATCACCTGGTTGATATGAAGACAAACCTCCCCATCTATTTTCGTATTGGAAACCGTCAACAAATTTTTCCCAATTTCCTACATCACTAGCAAAAGTGCTTGACGTATGGTATGCAGTTGCTATCCAAAGGTTAGCACCAAATCTTATTACATCGTTTACTTTATATCTAGAAGAAGTTGCCCAATCACCTTTGTAATCAAAACCTCTATTAAATATTTGCCATTTAGCTTGATCTGCTTCTAAACCAAGAGTATCTGTTGCTGCACTTATATGATTTGTTATACAAATATAAGTTGTTGCGCCATATTTTACAAGATCATTTGCTTTGTAGTCAAAACTTGTTGCCCAATCACCCTTCCATTCAATACCTTCAGCAAATACTTGCCAATATACAAGATCTGCTTCCAAACCTATTGTACTATCAGCTGCTGATGTATGATATGTAGTTGCTATATAAAGACGACCACCGTATCTTACAATGTCGTCTGGATTGTAAATTTCTTGAGGTTGCCAGTCACCTTTCCAGGTTTGGCCTTCACTAACAATATTCCATTTAGCTGGGCTGATATTGAAATCTACGAAAAAGTTGTCAGCATTACTTGTATGACCAATCACACAAATATAGATTTTGCCGCCGTATGCTACTACATCATCTTGATAGTAAACTGTACTTGCAGCCCAATCATTTTTCCATACAAATCTAATTCTACCTAGTTTAAACTCAGCCATTTAATTGCTCCATATACATATTTATCTTATTGTAAGTTTTCTACTGCATCCCTGAGAAACAGCATTTGACCTACTATTGTTCCTTGTATTCCTGTTGGATTATTTAGGGCATCCTTGCCATCAAAATTTACCGGTGCCCTTACATTTAAGTAAAATCCAGTTGTCATATCTATAATATTATCTACTGTACCAAAAGTTACCTGACCAGCTATAATGTTGTTTGCTTCAAGGTCTGAACCACCAACTGATAACTGTGCAGCTAAGAATGTTGCAATGGCTTTTTGTGTAGGAATAATATTATTACTATCAGCACTAAATGTTGGATCTGTTGAAAATTCATTTACAACTGTGCCTGAACCACCTAATCTAACACCACCCAATGATAATTCGCTAAGACCATCTAGATCAAAGAATTCTGCACTAATTGTAACAACACCTGTAGCCTGTTGCACAGAAAATAGTTCTCCAGCTCTAAAGTTACCATCTTGGTCAGTACTTACATAAAATACTCTACCACCATTTAATTCTTCAACTTCGTTTTCAGGAGCACTTGTAAAATATCTACCGCCTGCATATAGATCAGGATAGTTTGTTTCTAGAAAATTACCCGTTCCTATATCTAGGAAGTCATGTCCGGTTATTCTACATTGACTGTATCTTTCATTTAATGTTACAACTGTTCCATGAGCAAGATTGTATTCATTTTTCAAAGAAGGACTAATTTGAAATCTTACTATTCTTGTACCATTACCAGTTCCGTCATCACCTAAATCTGTAAATCCTACTCCTGTAAACAGTTTTAAATCTTCTGGATCAGCTGTTGTTTCTTCCTCAATAGAAGCAAATCTAACCTGAACACCTGGTCCTGGCAAACTAGGATCAACACCTGTAAGTACAACTGTATTACTTTCTGGAATAATGTCTGCAAAACCGTCACCAAAAATAGTTATACTACTTGTACTTGTTCTATAACCAGCACCTCTATTGATAAAGTCAGGTTGTGCTATAACTCCGTTTCCAATTCTTTCATCTATTTCAACAACAGAAGTAATAGAACCAGGATCAGTAACTGTGATAACAGGAAGATTTGATGCAGAATAACCACTGCCCGGATCAATAATTTTTATTTCTTGGAATGATCCAGAAAGAATATTTGCTCTTACAAAGGCTCGTTTTCCTGTTGATATTTTTGCTATACCGTTTTCGCTTTTATTATCTGCAAACAGTACCCAATTTCCTACATTGTCTGGATGGCCAAATGTTACAGTTTTCCAGTATGCTGATTCATCAAGTTCTCTTTCAGTCCAGACTATGCCGTCTTCTGTAGTTGCAAGGAAAGTTGTAGGACCATCTGTAGGACCAATGTCACCAAATGTTGCACCGCCAGTATCACAGACTGCCATAAACACACCTTGACCATATTTTATATCTTTCCAAGCCATTGCTGTTGATCCGTCTAGAGAAGGAGCAGTAGTTCCTAAACTCCAACTTGCACCTTGGTCTAGACTGAAAGCAACTGTTCCATCGTCAGCAAATGCTAAAAATCTTCCATTTCCATATTCTAAATTAATCCAGTTATACGCCCAAGGAAGCACTTGATTATATCTACTCCAATTAATACCGTCTGTTGAATATGCTACATCTCTAGTTAAAGATCCTGTAATAGCAACAAAGTATCCTGCTCCAAATGCAATGCTTCTCCATTGGTCTCCGGTGCTATCATCACCTACAGGTAAACTAGTTGAACTCCAAGTTAGTCCTGTCGAACTGTACGCTGCTGTCTGAGAATTTTCTGCAATAGCAACAAATACATTATTTCCATATGCTATGTCTATCCATCTTGCTGTAGCTGGTAAAGCCCTGGTATTCCAAGTTATACCATCATAACTAAAACCGCAGGTGTTTGTATCTTGAGCAATAGCAACAAATCTATTTGCACCGTTTATAACTCTTGTGTAATCACCAACAAAACTTAGGTTGCTTTCTAACCATGTGTCTCCACCATCTTCGCTGTATTGAACAAAATTAGGTTCTGCTAAAGCCACATATGTTCCGTCTTTTGCTGTTCCTGAAAATTTATAATCTATAATACTGTTTGTACTATCGTTTGAAACTTCTGTTACAGTAATAGTTAAATCGTTAGCAGGTGTTGCTCCTCCTAATGAAGTGCCTAGAATTTTTCTTACATCTCCTACAGCATAACCTGCACCGCTGGCCAATGTACCTACTGAATATCTATCTCCTATTTTTGTAACATTAAATCTTGCAGGAGTAGGATCTACTTCGATTGTGGTTCCTGTTCCAACAGTGATTGCTAAATTAGTAAAAAATTTAGTAGTGCTTCCGAATGTGCTATCTAACCACACTCTAGAAGTTGCTGGAGCTACATAAGAATCTACAAAGCCTGGATGATTTACTGTTAATCTAGGTTCAATTCTGTATGTCGTTGTACTATCTAAATCAACTGCTATTGTGCTTCCTGGAACTACATGATCCCAACCTACAGTATTATCGCTTTCTCTTCTAATAATTGTAGACTTAGTACTAGGATTGCAGGACGAAATATAACCATATTGTCCTACTCCTGTACCAGAAATAATAATCAATCTTAGTCCTAAAACATCAGCTTCTTCGTCAATTGTTTCGTTGGTATTGAGTATAATTTCACCACTTACATCTGAACCTAGTGTAGTTTGTCCTGTACTACCTTTGAGCGTGTATCCACTGCCACCTTCTTGACCTGATCCCGATGTGTTAATTAACCTTGCGTTGTTTAGCGCACCATCTCTAAAATCTTCAAATCGTACTGTTGCTTCTTCACCAGCACCTACGATATCAGCGCCGGCCTCTGTGTAATTTTCTCCGCAATGACTGTATTCAAACACTAAAATTTGATCAGATGCACCTCCAGCAATAGCTTGACTAACTTGTGCTTCGTTTTGTCTATTGTCTACTGCTACAGTTTGTGGGGTCTCATTTACATCTCTTCCGTCTGAAATAGATCCGTACTTTCCGTAGGAATTATTTCCGTTAGTAGCACGAATAACACCACCATTTTCAGCAAGGTATCCAATTGCACAATAGTAAGTAAACACTGATACAAGTTCTGCTCTAGCATTGTTTACTACCCAAGCACCTATACCATCGCTTAAAACCTGTGTAAAGTCATTTGATACCATTGATCTGTTACCACCATTGTGTAAAGATCCATCAATTTTTTGTCCTACACAAGCTGTTCCAATATTTGTCACACCTTGTATATATGGAGATCTGTTGTTAATCCAAGTTCTTGAATCATTTGGTCCCCAACCTGGATCAAGAGCAACAAGTGATCCGCCTGTTGGTTTTTGATAAACTGTAAACACATTAGGAGGATTCAATGTTCCTGTTAATCCATCTGTTGTGCAGTTTCTAAGTCCAGTTGTATCTCTCATCCAAAATAAATCTGTATTTTGTGAGCCAGAAATGCTGTTTGCATAGTATTTGGCTTGATTTATTGTTAGATAATTTCCATCATATTTCAAATCTCTAACAAATCCTCTAATAGCGTTTAGTACATCATTTCTTACTTTTGCTTTATCAAAAGTTACATCTGGATAAACACTCTTAATGTACCAATAGCAATCTTCAGCAATAAAATCTTTGTTACCATTCAAAATTATAGATGCATTTATTCTACCTTCAGACGAATTTAATGTATTTGTTCCAGTCATTGTTGGATTTACACTGCCATCTATTGCGTTAAATTCTATATAATTATTATAGTCTGTAACTAACCCTACTAGATAATTTGTTGATGATAGATCCGAAATTCCAAAACTAAAATTAGGCAATTTGTCATTACCATCTCGAGGAATAATATCTGTTCCTGCAAAAAGATTTGCAACTAGAGCCTCTAAGTGATCAAGTGCTGCAGAATGATAAAGATAGTCATCAACATAATCTGCTTTAGGTCCGCTTGCAACAATCGAAGTTGCTCTTAATTCGTCACCCATAACAACACACCCTGCTGGAACACTAATAGGTCCAACTTCTTCAAACCTTCCTGTTCCAACAAAAACTTTTGTCGGTGTTAATGGAGCAAAATTGTCTTCTACATATTCACATGCATATCTAACACTTCTAAATGGACTTTCTTTAGTCCCATATCCTATGTCATCTACACCGTTGGTTGCAACATAAACAGTATCGCTATCGTTTACTCTGTTACGCCAAAACAGTGCTAGTTCTTCTGCTTCGCTTTCTTGATCAGGGCCTATACTTAATGCCTGACCTGTTGTTCCTATAGGAACTCTATCAGGTCCTAGTGTAGATCCATCACCAAATACTGTTCTAGTTAAACCATAGGTAAGCATATCTCCAGGATACTGCATACCGCCAGGTACACCTGCTTGTATTAATAAATCCCAATATTGATAAACATTTCCGTTGTCACCTGGAGCATTATCCCATTCACTTAGATGTTCAATATTTGCCGAATAAGCTGATCCG